GGTTCGATGAGACGGTCGACAACGTCACCCGCACCGCGGGCCTGACCTAGATGAGGGGAGAGTGGGTGGGTGCCTGACTCAGGGGTGTTCCTGATCGACGACCGTGAATACGCGATGCCGACGTCGTTCCGGCTGATCGACCCGGTGCTGATCCGGGAGATCACGGGCCTGGAATGGCTGGAGTTCACGGGGCGCCTCGACGGCGTCGACCCGGACGACCCGGCAGGCAACGAGGTCGACATGGACCCCGTCGTGCTCCTCGGCCTGGTCGCGGTCGCGGTGTGGCAGCAGCACCCCAGGTGGAGCCGGGAGAAGGTGAAGCGGTACGTCGGGGAGCTGGACATCGCGGCCCTGTCGTTCCAAGGTGGTGAGGCGGTGGGTGACCCCCCGCCGGTGCCGGGCCCCGACCCGGCGAGCACCTCGAGGACCTCACCAGAGCCTGCGAGCGGGCCAGTGGAGGCGTCAGGGTCGGCTCCGATCCCGCTCTCTTCTGGCACGCCGGCGTCGGGTACTGGTTCCCAGGACTCCACCCCGCAGTGATGGACCAAGTGCACCTGCACCAGTACGCCGGGATGGGTGAGTTCATGCGCAACGCCACCAGGCGCCGGTAGCCAGTGGCCCGCTCGATCAGCGTCCAGTTCACGGGGGACGTCAGTCGCCTGCTCGCCGCGTTCGCCGCCGCCGGGTCCGCTGGGAAGGCGTTCGGCCGGACGATGGACGCCCGCATGCTCGGCGCCGGCCGCAGCATGACCCGCGGCCTGACGATCCCCGTCGTCGCCGGCTTCGGGTACGCCGCGAAGGCCGCCGGGGACTTCGAGACCGAACTGAACACGTTCCAGGCCGTGTCCGGGGCGACGGCCCGGCAGCTGCAGCAGGTCAGCAGCGCCAGCAAGAAGCTCGGGGCCGACGCGAAACTGCCGGGTGCCTCCGCCGCGGACGCCGCCGTCGCGATGACCGAGCTCGCCAAGGGCGGCCTGTCGGTGACCGACTCGATGGCGGCGGCCCGCGGCACCCTCCTGCTCGCCGCCGCGGCGCAGACCGACAACGCCACCGCCGCGACGATCGTCGCCGACACCCTCAACGCGTTCGGCCTCGCCGGAAAAGACGCCGCGATGGTCACGGACCTGCTGGCCGCGTCGGCGAACGCGTCGACGGCGTCGATCGACGACATGGCCCAGGGCCTCAAGCAGGCCTCCGCCGTCGCCAAGCAGGCGGGTGTGCCCGTCGATCAGACGACCGCCGCCCTCGCCCGCCTGGCGAACGCCGGGATCAAGGGAAGCGACGCCGGCACGAGCTTCAAGACGATGCTGATGCGGCTCATGGCGCCCGCCGGCGCTGGGGCGAAGAAGATCAAGGAGCTGGGCCTGGAGCTCCGTGACCAGCAGGGCCGCCTGAAGCCTCTGCCGGCCCTCGCGGACGAGTTCACCAGCAAGCTGAAGGACATGACACCGGCGCAGCGCGACGCAGCGATGGCCGCGATCTTCGGTTCCGACGCGATCCGCGCCGCGAACGTGCTGCTCACCAAGGGCGGCGCCGCGCAGGAGAAGATGCGGAAGAAGGTCAGCGAGCAGGGGGCCGCCCAGAAGGTCGCCGCCGCGAAGATGAAGGGCTTCAACGGTGCGATGGAGGGCTTCTCCAGCACCATGCAGACCCTCTCGATCACGCTCGGCACGATGCTGCTGCCGATGCTGACCTCGGTGTTGCAGTGGTTCACGAAGCTCGCCGCCGGCATCGACGGCCTGTCGGGGCCGTGGCGCACCGTCGCGATCGCCGCGCTGGCGTTCGTCGCTGCGGCCGGCCCGATGCTCATCGTGATCGGGAAGATCGTGGCCGTACTGCCCGCCTTGAAGGCGGGGATCATGGCGATCGGCGTCGCGATGAAGTTCGCGGCGGCGAACCCCATCGTCCTGATCATCGCGGGGATCGTCGCCCTCGCGGCGGCCCTGATCTACGCGTACCGCAACAGCGCGACGTTCCGGGGTGTGGTGCAGTCCGCGCTCTCGGCCGTCGCGAGCGCCGCGAGCAAGTTCGCCAGCGCGTTCCGGGCGGTGATCGGCGCGTTCCAGGCGGTGATCTCCTGGGTGCGCAGCAACTGGCGGGTGATCGTGACGATCATCGCCGGGCCGTTCGCCCCGCTGGTGGCGCTCGCCACCGACGCGTTCGGCATCCGATCCGCCCTGATCGCCGCGTTCCAGGCGGTGGTGTCCGCCACCAAGGCGGCGTTCCAGGCGGTCGTCGCCGCGATCCGTGCCGCGATGAACGCCGCCGTCCGGACGGTCACCGCCGTCGTCGGTGCGATCACCGGTGCTGCGGCCGCCGTCGGCCGAGGCGTCGTCACCGGAATTCGCAACGGCATCGCGACCCTCACCGCGATCGCCTCATGGATCATCAGCAAGATCGCCGCCGGGATCTCCACCGCAGCCTCCTGGGCCCGTGGCGCGGCCGTCGCGATCGGCCGTGCGATCGGTGAGGGCATCGCCGCCGGCATCAGCGAGATGGCGGGGTGGGTCGCTCAGAAGGCCCGTGACCTGGCCAGCGGGGCGATCAACGCCGCCAAGTCCGCGCTCGGCATCAACTCCCCCAGCAGGGTCGCCAAGGACCAGGTCGGCCGTCCTATCGGTGACGGAGTCGCACGCGGCCTCGAGGAGAGCGCCGGCAAGGTCGACGCCGCCGCGAAGAAGCTCGCGGAACGCGCAAGAAAGGCCATGACGAGTCGGATCACCGCGCAGAAGCAGGCGGTGAGAACCGCGTACGAGCGTCTCGCCTCCGCGGCGATGAAGGCGTTCGATGACCGGACCGACGAGCTGGCGTCCCGTCGGCAGCGCGGGTTCGACGCCGATGCGGCCGGCATCGACGCGGACCAGGCGGCCCTCACCCCCGCGGAGGCGGAGATTCAGCGGCTGGAGGACGCCCGTGCCGCGGCGCGCCTCGTGCAGGGCCTCGCGGACGCGGAACGGGACCTCGCCGCCGCGCAGGAGGAGGGTGACGCGAACGCCGTTGCGCAGGCGCAGCGTGCCGTGGATGACGCCCGCCTGGAGCAGCAGCTCGCCGGCCTGAAGGAGCGGGCCGCGGCGGAGCGCGCAGCCCAGGACGCCGCCGCGGAAGGCCGTCGCACCGCCCTGCAGGAGGAGATCGACACGTCCACCAGGCACTTCGAGGCGATGCGACAGATCCAGCGTGACAGCCTGGAAGCCGCCCTGGAGACCGAGAAGAACAAGCTGCTGCGCGGCAAGGTCCAGCAGGAGCAGGCCCAGAAAGAGATCATCGCCATGCTGGCTGTCTACGGGGTGGACTACCGGGCAGCTGGTGAGCGCCTCGGCGCGGCCTTCGCGAAGGGCCTGGAAGACAGCGTCGATGCCGCCGCGAGTGCCGCGGACCGTCTCGCGGGAACGGTGCTGACCGGCACGAAGATCAACCGCGCCGCCAAGAAGGGGAAGGTCTCGGACCTGATGCTGGCCAAGGTGCTGGCCGGAAACCTCCCGGACCTGACGGCCTTCTCGGGCAGCGCGGACGGCATGGCGGTGCTGCCACCGGTACCGGCGTCCACACCCACTGGCGGGGTTGGAGGCCGGGCGACGGTGAACGTCACGGTGGTGGATCGGACGGTGGCCGGGATGTCGAGGGAGCAGGCCCGCCGACTGGCGGATGACATCGCCCCGGAGCTCGCGCGGCGGGTGACCTTTGCCGTCTGAGGCCCGCCGGTGACGACGCCGTACGACACGCGGGTGGCGTGGTCGGCCAAGCCGAGCAACGCGTTCACGTTCGGGATCTCGACCCTCGGTGGCGGGCATGTGCTGACCGGCCAGTTCAGTGCGAGCTTCAACGGCCCGAACGATGACGTCTCCGACGTGGTGCGCCGCATCAGCATCGACCGGGGTCGGGACAGCTACATGGAGCAGATGCGCGCCGGCCGCGCGACCATCGTCCTGCGGGACACCACGGGCCGGTACAACCCGAAGAACGCATCGAGTCCCCTCGCCGGTCAGGTCCTCCCGATGCGCCCCGTGCGCGCCACCTGCACCCTGGCGGGCACCACGTACGGCCTGTTCTACGGGTTCCTGCGGTCCGTCGAGCACGACCCACTGACCTATGAGTCGACGCTGGAATGCGAAGACCTGCTGATGTGGATGAGTCGCGTCACCCCAGTCATCGCCGCCGGGGCACTGACCACGGGGCAGGCGATCGGGCGGGTCCTGGACGCCGTCGGGTGGACCGACACCCTCATGCGGGACCTCGATGTCGGCGACACCCTGCCTGCTGGGGCGTTCACCGCGGATGGCTCCCAGTCGGCCCTGGACCTCATCCAGGGCCTGCTCGAGGCGGAACGCGGCGTCTGCTACGTCAACGCCAGCGGGGTGTTCGTCTACGAGGACCGGCGGTCGCGGGCGGCGCGGACCAGCAGCGCGGTGTTCGCCGGGACGATGAGCGCGATCAGGCCGGGGATGGACCTCGACAGGATCCGGAACCGGGCGACGGTGACCCGCAACGGTGGGTCACCGCAGAGCTTCCAGGACGGCAACAGCATCGCCGCCTACGGTGCCGCAGACGGCGACCAGATCACCACCCCGTACCTGGTCACCGACGTGCAGGCCGCGAGCCTCGCAGCGTTCATCGTCAGTGAGCAGCGCGACCCCAGGGCCCCCGCCAGGGACCTCACCCTCTTCAACAAGACCCCCGCCCTGCACACCCAGATCCTGACGCGTGAGCTGATCGACCGGATCACGATCAGCGAACCGAAGGGGAACACCAGCGGGGACTTCCACATCGAGCGGATCACCCATGAGATCACCGACGCCGGCAAGATCCACCGGTGCACGTGGACGCTCGCGGAACGCCCCGCCGCCGGCACCCCATTCATCCTCGGGACCAGCCGGATCGGCGGGGGGCATGTCCTCACCTACTAGCCAGGAGGCCTCCTGATGCCATGGACATCGGTGCCGGACAAGGCCACCGGCGACGTGTTCACGGAGGCGATGTGGGACACGTTCATCCGCGACAACCTCAACACGGGGGTCCCGGTGGTCCTCGCGAACACCACCCTGGCGGCGGTGGCGGCGAGCATCAGCTTCACCGGCATCAACCAGACGTTCGCGCACCTGATGGTCATCGCGTACCTGCGCGGTGACACCGCCGCCGCGACGACCACCCTGAATCTGCGGTTCAACGGGGACGCGGGAGCGAACTACGACAACCAGTTGGCGTTCGGCAGCGCGGCGGCGGCCGGCGCGATCGAGACGTTCGCCGCGACGCAGCTGCGGTCCGGCACCCTCCCGGCGAACACGGCCGGCGCGAACCTGTTCAGCGCCCACCAGATCACGATCCCGCACTACGCCCAGGCCAGCAACAACAAGGCCCTCTCCGCCCAGTCCTGCCACAAGACCGGGACGGCGTCCGGGAACATGAGCGTCGAAGCCCACGCGGGGTTCTGGCGCAGCAACAGTGCGATCACCCAGGTGGCCCTCACACCAGCCGCAGGGAACTTCGCCGCCGGCAGCCGCGTCACCCTCTACGGGGTGCCGTGATGCCATGGACCTCGGTGCCGGACCGCGCGATCGGGTACGCCCCAGTCGAGGCGGACTGGGACACCATGATCCGCGACAACCTCAACACCGGCGCGTGGGTGACCCTCGGCAGCACCCTCCTGACCGCCGCCGCAGCGAGCTTCGACTTCACCGGGATCCCCGCGACGTTCGCGCACCTCATGGTCATCGGGTACCTGCGCGGCGACAACGCCGCCGGCCTGATCACCATCCTCCAACGGTTCAACAACGACAGCGCCGCGAACTACGACTGGCAGAACCTCGGTGGCAGTGGTGCCGCCGCATCCGGCTTCGAGTCGTTCGCGACCACCGGTGGATTCGACACCGCCCCGGCGGCGACCGCCCCCGCGAACCTGTTCGCCACCGTGCGGCTCGTGATCCCCCACTACGCCAACACCGCCAACAACAAGGCGATCGTGAGGTCCCGGGAAGCGAAAACCGGGACGTCCAGCCTCTCCCTCGCGGCCGGGCCATCCGCGGGGTTCTGGCGCAGCAACGCGGCGATCAACCGCGTCACGATCCTGCCGGCCGCCGGGAACTGGGCGGCCGGCAGCGCCGCCACGATCCTCGCCCTGCCATGACAACGACGAAGGAGGCGACGGTGCAGCATGCGGAGCGAGTGGTGATCGACTGCTCAGGCAGGGTCGGTCAGGACACCGTCGAGGCGATGTACCGGGAGGCCCTGGAAGCCGCCCGGGCAGGTGACCTGGACCTCGCGGGGAACCTCGCCAGGCAGGCGGACGCCGCCGCCGAGCACGTCAAGGACGGCCCCACCGAAACCAGGGTGCAGCTCACCCCCGATGAGCTCGCACAACGCGCCCTGGACGCCGAGGCCGGTGAACAGCACCAAGCGCTCGCCGTCAGGGTCGAACGAGACGCCCTGCTCGCCGCGAGCGACTGGGTGATGCTCCCCGACGCGCCCCTCACCGACGCCCAGCGTGCCGCGTGGCGGGAGTACCGGCAGGCCCTCAGGGACCTCCCCGCCGGCCCGGACCCCGTCTGGCCGACACCACCGGCCACCGGCTAGCCCAGAACCGACGTGGAGGACCCGCCCGTGCAGACCCGCCCCGAACGGGAGGCCTGGCCATGCCAGGCGTGGCTCCCGGTGCCCACCGACGCCCGGCAGACTCCTGACCCCATCGCGCCCACTGATGGCGCGCGGCCCTGTGTGGGGCGGGGTGGCGGTGATGGGTGAGCGCCGACCCGACCATGCGTCAGCCGCCGGCACCCACGGAGTCCACGGACCCGCGGCGGTACATCACCTGGGCGAGCGGCGCGTGCCTCTCCACGGGACTCGGCATGTTCGTCTTCGAGACCGCCGCAGGCCACAACTGGACGGGTTACCTCGCCGCCGCATTCCTGGTCCTGATCGGCGTCGGCCTCCGGCACCTCGCCGCCGACTTGTTCAGGAGGCCGTGATGCGCCACCCCAGGATCCTCATCTTCATTGCGACGCTCGCGTGGCTGGCGATCCCCGCCGGCGTCCTCGCGATCGCCGCGACCCACTAGGAGGCCTGTGATGACCAACGGCGAGAAGGTCATGCGCGCCGCCGCGGTGGAGGTCGGGGTGCATGAGGTCCCGTGGGGCAGCAACACGGGGCAGCGGGTCCGCCAGTACCAGGCGAGCACGGATCTCGGTGGGACGGGGTGGCCGTGGTGCGGGGCGTTCGCGAACTGGGTGTACGCCCGCGCGGAGGTCAGCGATGACGGCCTCGCGCACCAGGCGACCTCGGAGATCGCCCGCCGCGCCTACGCACAGGGCGCCGTCGTCAGCTACCCGGTGGCCGGCGCGATGCTGTGCTGGCCCGGCAAGCACGTCGCTCTCATCGAGCGCGTCTACAGCCGGACGACGGTCGGGACGATCGGCGGGAACGAGTCGGACGCGGTCCGCCGAAACACTCGCAGCACCGCCGGCGCGGTGATCGTCGCACCACGCGCAGTCCGCGCTGGCGCATCCGCCCCGCCCGAGCCGCAGCGCATCTACGCATTCCAGGACCCCGCTGGGCGCGTCCTGCTGCCCGGTGTGTGGCGCCTGAAGGCGTTCGCGGTGAACCACCGCCGCAAGCTCGGGACTCTCGGCAAGCGGGCCCAGGTGACGAAGGTCAAGGGCCGTTGGCGCGTCCGGATGCCCGCCGAGTACCGGTACACCACGCGCGCCGCACGGGACGCCGACATGGCGCTGATGGAGGCCCGCACCGGCCGCCGGATGCGCCCCGTGAGCCGCCTCGTCACCACCCTCGACAAAGCCCAGGTCGTCACCCAAGGCCTCGGCAAGACCACGTAAGGAGCCATCATGGAGTCAGCATCACGGCACGGCTTGAGCACCAAGATCGGCCTGTTCGGGGCGTCCATCGGCGTGCTCGTGCCCGTCGTCGGGCAGCTCGCCGACGCGACCGAACCGCTCGGGGTGGACCCCGCCGTGTGGGTCAAGGGCTCGGCCGTGCTGGCCGGTCTGGTGATCCTCAGCAAGGCCGGCCAGGCGATCGCCAGCATCTGGACGGGTGGGTCGGCGGTCGTCATCGAGGCGCCGGAACCGGACCTCGATGTGCCCGTCGAGGGTGACCCCGCCTGACCAAAAGACGCCGCCCGGACTCCACCCCAGGGGTGGTTGCGGGCGGTCCAGACGCCCCGCCGGACGTGCCCCCGGCGGGGCGTCTCTACGCCCGCACGCGCACCTTGCCGTGGGCGACGTAGGAGACCCTCGGGTCTCCCTTGGCGGCCCACCGGCGCACCGTCCTGTCCGACTTGCCCAGGCGCTCAGCGGCCTCGGCCAAGGACATGACCTGGCCCTGCTCACCGTGCTCGGGTGAGGCGGCCCCCGTGTCCTGCGGCCCCGGATCAACTGGGCCGGGCTCACTGCGCTGGTCCTCGCCATCATCGGGTGGCGCGGAGGTGTCCGCGCCCAGCCCGACGTACCCCCCGCCGTCTCCTGCGAGAGATACGCGATCTGAACGACGGACACCTCCGCGCCACCCTCGCTGTCGAGCCCCAGCGCGATCGCCCGTCCCTTGATCCGCTTCCGAAGGACACCGAGGTCCGCCTTCACCCGCCCACGGGTGAGCATTCCCAGGCCGTCCTGGTCGAGGCCACCGACGCCCAGGCCGCCGGTCAGGTTGTTGCGCAGGCTGCCGCCGTTCGCCCCGAGCGTCGCGACGTCACCGCGCTGGGTGGCGAGGACAAGGCTGATGCCCGCCGACCGAGCCATGCGGGCGATCTCCCGCAGCTCCTCCGCGGCGTTCACGGCCGCCTCGTCGCTGGTGTCCTCCAGCAGCTGTGCGGTCTCGTCGACGAACACGAAGTAGGGGGGGAAGGTGTTGGGGCCAGTGAGGTCGCACCACCGGTCGACGTTCGCGCGCTTGACGATGCCCTGCCGACGGATCCGCTCGGAGCCGACGCGGCGGATCGCGGCGGCAGCGGTGCGGCGCATCGCCTGCTCGGCGGCGCGGACCTGTTCCTCGGTCGGGTCGTCGGGCAGCGCTTCGATCCCGACGATCTCGACGTTGGGGTGGTCGTTGAGCCACCCGAACTCACCGGAGTCCTTGGTGTTGATGATGAGGACCCGGCAGTGCAGCACGACCTGGGCAAGCATCAGCCGGATCGCGACGCCCTTGCCGCCACCGGTCTCTCCGGTGACGAACAGGTGCGGGCTGTCGACGGGCCGCCAGTACACGTCACCGCCGCCGGCCATCGGGCCAAGGTAGATCGCGCACCCGGCGTCCGGCGTTGCGGGGGGCGGCGGCGAGTGGAGCACCACCTTCGGCGGGAGCGGGGTGATGCCGATGCGTACCTCGAGGATCCCGCTGTCGCCGTCGTTGGTCCACCACCGGACCGTCGGGGCGCCGATTGCCTGCTTGACGATGTTCGCCTGCCGCTCCCAGGTGTTCTCCTGGTCGTTGATCCACGGCCGCCACGCGATCGCGATCGTGTCGTCGCTCTCGGCCCGACAGTAGATGAGGCTCGGCGCGCGCTCGTCGGTGCCGGTGCCGCGCGTCCACTTGGCCTCCCGGCAGATCGACAGCCACCGTCCGTTCAGGCGCGCCGCGGTGCCGCGCGCCCGAGCACCCGGCACCAGCTTCTCGTAGAGCGCTCGTGGGCCGCGCGGGTCCGGGACGATCGCGTCACGCCGCGGCTTCGTCCAACCCCACACGCGGCGCGCCGGCCGTGCGCCGTACAAGCACGCACCGACCGCAAGCCAACCGAGCACCCCGTGCGTCGTGACAGCCCACGCCCCCGCGCCCGTGATCGCCGCGGCTGCAGCGACCCACCGGAACTCGCGGCGCACCGCGAGCTGCGTGCGGCTCGTCGTCTTGTTGTCGTCGTCGACCAAGCCGAGTTTGCGCAGAGCCCACACGCGCGCGGCATACCCCTCGTCGGTCTCCCCCTTGCGGCGCGCCGCGGGGCCGGTCTTCGCCACGGTTCGTCCCATCACCACCTCCCGGGCTTCAGCAGGAACCGGCCGCCGAGGTAGGCGACGGCGATGACGAACAAGACGGGGGCCTGGTCGATCACCTCCATCACCGCACGCAGCAGCACCCACAGGACCTCGTAGTCGCGCGGCGCCTCCATCAGATGTCCAGGAGGCCGCGGACGGTGAGCAGGTAGCCGACGGCGACGAGCAGGCCGACGACCTCCGCGTAGCTGTTGTCGAGCTGGGAGCGCCGCACGAACGTGTGCGACGCCCAGCCGAGGGCGATGCTCTGCGCCCACGTGCCCCACACGAACTCGCGGATGCCGTAGACGTTGAGCTCTGGCATGAGCCGCGCGACCTTCTCCGCGGCGAGCCACAGCACGGCGGCCGCCAGCAGCCACGCGAACGTGAACTTCCCCAGGGCGTCGTTCACCGGCCACCGCCCCAGTCGAGTCGCCGGTCATCCCGGACCAGGTCCTCGTCGTCGAGGTCGTCCGGGTCGATGCCGAGTTCGGCGAGGAGGTCCGGCGGTAGGCCGGCGGCCGCGAGCAGCTGCGGGCCGCCGGTGCCGTCGAGGAACGCCTGCACCTCCAGCGCCTGCTGCTCCAGGATCATCTGCTTCTTCCCGGCGACGTACGCCCCGGCGAGCAGGCCCAGGCACTGCAGCCCGACGAACGGCTCGGACAGGACGACGGCGAGGGCACCGAGGGCGAGAGCGCCACCGAGGAACCAGTCGCGCATGATGCGGCCGGCGTCCGCCTGGTATCGCAGGCGCGTCGGGGTGTCCCATTCGGCGTCCATGCCGCCCCGGGACCAGCACTTGATGACTCCGCCGAGGAACGCCCCGGCGAAGATCACCATCGCGAGGGTGACGCGCAGCTCACCGATGTGGAACAGGTCTTGGACGTCCATCACCGCTTCGCCTTCCCGCTGCCGCCGCCGCGGGTCACGAGGAACCCGACGCCGGTCAGCACAGCACCGACGAGCAGCGTGTAGCTGAGCATCGCGTCGGCCTTCTGCGGCCCACCGACCGCGGTGCGCAGCGAGTCGACGACGGACGCCGTCGCGGGGCAGTCACGCACCCGGCACGGCGGCTGCGTGCTCGCCTGGTACAGGCCGAGGCTGAGCACCAGCATCACAATCCCGGTGACGAGGATCGACTGGGAGTGGCTCACCGGCGCACCGCCTTCTCAGTCTTCTCCACCGCCGGGTCGATCAGCAGAGTGGCGAGCACCATGAACATGCTCACCACCAACCCCGTGATCTGGATGTAGGCGGTCGCCAGGTTGGTCCACGCCGCGGCGATAACCCAAGCCACGGCGGTGAGCGCGCACGACACGATGAGCGTCGCCCACCGCGCCCTGCTGTGGAGCACCGCACCCGCGAGCGCCTTGGCCCCGAACCACCAGGCGTAGGCGATGAACAGCCACATCAGCATCTGCCAGAGACCGAAGGTCATCGTGCACCACCGTGCTCGTGGCGGCGGGGCACCGGGTCACGGTCCCGCGCTGCGCGCTGGAACATCGGGCCCCACTCGTGCATCGCCGGGGCATTCACGAACCCCGCGGGGACGCGGCCGCCGGCCGGGACACCGGCGGCCTGCCGCGCCAGGCCGATCACGTACTGGTCGCTGTAGACCGTGTCGTTGAACAGCCTGGGGTTGTCGTGGGTGGTCCAGCCGTACCGAGAGTGCCCGTGCGCTTCCAGCCAACGGCCGTAGGCGTCATTGGTCTCGGCTGCGGCGCGCGGGTTCGACACGAGCCCGGCCTGCATGAGCATCCCGGCGGACCGCTGGATGGCGGCGAGCGTGCAAATGCCCGCGCGCTGGTTGTCGGTCCGGCCGTGCGGGGCGGCCGGTGACCAGCCGAGGTCCTCGATGAGGCACGCCGCACCGGCGAGCACCAGGCGGTGTTCCGGCGTCGGGAGGGGCCGGCCGACCATCGCACGGCGCTCCACCACCCGGACGCCCTTGAGCGCTCCGTACGCGGCCGCCAAGCCCAGGATCACGCCGAGGCCAGGGCCGATGACCCACAGCGAACCGAGAACGCCGCCGGCCATGACGCACGAGACGCCGACCGTGACCTTCGTGCCGAGCAGGCTGTCGGTGGGGCGCGCGGTCACATCGCCCCCCTCTCCCTAGCGTCCCGCTCGAGGCGCCGGGTGTAGCCCCAGTCGCGTCGCGCCTGCACGGCGGCGACGACGACCAGGGCCACGAGCACCCCGAGGATCACGAAGAGGACCGTCGTCGTCATCGGCCGCCTCGCTTCTTGCGCGTGCGGCGTCCGTCGCTGGTGAACAGCGCGAACAGGATGCCGCAGACGATCAGCATGAGGACCCAGTGGTTCATGCCATCACCTGGTGGCCGTTGCCGAGCGCCTGCTCGGTGAGGGCGACCTGCCCGTCCTGCCGCGCGGCGGGGCGCGCCGGCCGCGCGGTGCGCGTCGGGGCGTCCAGGCCGACGGCGGCCTTCGTCGCCTTCTCCGCCTCGGCGAGCTCCGCGTCCATGATCCGGCGGACCCGGTCGCGGGCGTCCTTCACGCCCGTCGCCGCTTCCTGCTCTGCGGTGTACGCCTTCGCGAGCGCGGCCTGCTTGGCGGCGTGGACCTTCTGCGCCGCCTTCAGGTCTGCGGCCGCCTGCTCCAGCGGCGTGAGCTGCTTACCCATCTGTGCCTCCCGTGAGGGAGGGCGTCCCTGACGGTAGGCTGGTGCCTACGCGCCCGAGCTAGCCCTCGGTGTGCGTGGCCCCGTGGTGGGCGCTGATCCCGATGGCTGTTGGCGCAGCCGCCGGGGGAGTCCCCACGGGGTTCTAGCCGGACGCCGCTACTCGGCGGCGCCCTCCTGCTCGGCGAGCAGGCGATAGACGGACTGCCGGCTCACGCCCAGGAGTCGAGCGACCTCGGTCATCTCCATCCCCTGGGCGCGCGCTGTGCGGACGAGCTCGCGTGCCTCGGAGCTGAGCCGCGCGTCCTGCATGGCTCGTGCCCTGCGCTCTCCCTCGGCACGCAATCCCTCCCTGGTCTCGTCAGCACCCATCTGTCAACCAGAGTGACACATGGTGGTGGCTGCGGTCAAGCCGGGGCGCATTCGGCGCGGAACTCCAGGACGACGCGCGCCCACCTGGTGATCTCTGACTGCAGCTTCCTCGACGTCCTGCGCGCCGCCGGCGCGTCGATCGACACGAACGCGTCGCGGCTGGCCCGCAGCGCCTGGAACAGCGGCACGTTCGCGACCTTGTAGACGCGATCCACGGCAGCCCTGCAGCGCTTCGCCACGTCACCGCGGACGCTCTCCATCTGGGCGACGACCCCGCCGAGGTCACCCTCCACCCCGTCGTACCCTTCCTTGACGCAGTCGATCGCCGCTGCGGCCTCGAGCGCGCTGAACAGGGCGGCGCACTCCCCGCCCAAGGCCTCGCCGTACGCGGTGATCTCATCGTTGGCCTGCTCGATCAACTGCGAGGAGAACTCGAACTCGCCGGTGCTCATCCGGCCGGTGTCTACGTCCTCCGGCGGCGGGGTCGGTGCGGGCTCCGGTGCGGGTGCGGGCGTGCTGGCCGTCGTCGCGGCGGAGCCCGCGGAGTCGAGCAGGTTCCCTGCGGTCGTGGTCGCCGCCGGTGCGGAGCTCGCGCGGTCGGCCGACTGGTCGGCCGCTTGGGGGTCGCCGAGCGCCAAGCCGAGCACGATGAGGGTGATGAACGCGGTGGCGCCCCACGCGAGGATCTGGGCCCACAGCGGGGCGGCGCGGAACCGTCGCCACACGTTGGGCTTTGGCGCCGGCGGGATGCGGAACGGCTCACGCGGCCCGCTCGGCGGTGGTGGTGGCTGGCTGGACATGGGACGGCCCTCCGGTAGCGACTTGGTGATGGCCGCCACCCTATGTCCGGCTTCGCCCCATGCGTTACGCGCCGATCGGGTAGTTCACGCCGTCTGCGAGCGCGGGTTACGCTGGCAGTCAGCGAGAACAAGCCAGCAGCGAGGAACGTGCCCCCATGCTCCCCGACCCGGAACCACTCCTGGCGTTGCCACCCGGTGAGCGTTACAAGCTGATCCTGCAGGCGGTCGCCGAGACGCTCAGCTGGGGCGCGGATCTGATGCGCGACGTCCCATCCTGCGCCGACGCTCTCCTGTCGCAATCTCAGGAGTGGGCGCAGGCGGAGGCGGCCCGGCCGCGGCGGCGCGCCGCAGAACGTCCTCCGCGAGTTCCTCTGAGGTTGGTGCCGTAGCCCCCGGCCCAGTCCAGAACTTGCCCTCGGACACACCGAGCGCCTGAGCGACCCTCCGGACGCTCCGGGCTGACGGCTCGTGGTCTCCGCGCAGCCACTTGCGTAGCTGGTCCTCAGCGCCAGGCCCGCCCATTTCTGCGGCGAGCCGGTAGCGGGTCCAGCCGCGATGTCCTAACCACTCGTCGACGCGATCCGCGAACAGGGTCATCTCGTAACCATCACACATGATGGGTGCCTGCACGTAGGCCATCAGACTTGACGCCCCTCAAGGTTGATGGGTATCCTGCCGACATGTTGAACGTGAGCACCCACCGCAAGGAGCGCGACTGGAGCCTGGCCGAGCTGGCCGAGCGCTCCGGGGTCAGCGTGCCCACGATTGAGCGCATCGAGCGTGACGAGCGGCGCTCGGAGTGCGAGTACGACCCGCGCATCTCGCGCGTCGTACGACTCGCGGACGCGCTGGGTGTGCCTGTTGATGCGCTCATCCGTGAGCGTGCCCATGAGCCAAACCTACCCGGTTCGGTTCGCTCGACGCCACACGGAACGTCCGAAAAGACATCAGCCCGAGGCGCTCGCCGGACAAGCAGCGCGCCTCGGGCCAACTAGGGAGACCGTACCGCATGCTCACCACGAAGCGCGAGGACACCCCTGAGGTGCGCCTCGTCAAGAACGAACGGACCGGCAACTACGCCGCGACCGTGATGCTCCCCGCCCGCCACGATGACGGCCAGTTCGCCGAGCCGCTCGTCCTGGTGATCGTGAAGGGGAAGCCGAACGGCGAGTTCGGGATGACGAACCCGGACCGCTGGTACATCACCAGCCGCCTGTCGCACTACGCCCCCACCGGGAAAGGCCGCGAGGGCTACCCCACCCGTGGCGCCGCCGTCGCCCACATCGCGCAGTGGCTCACCAACCCCGACAACGGGGAGACCTGGTCGTGAACGAGACCGCGATGACTGCGGGCGCTGTGCGCCGGCGCCGCTTGGACGCGCAGGGCTTCCCATGGCCGCTCAACTGCCTCGGATACGCGTACGACCAGTTCCAGCCGTACTGCCGGGCGACCACCAGCGGCATGGCGTCGGAGATGGCCAGGTCCATCTACGCCAGCAGGAAGGCGGTCCGCTCATGACCGGCGCCGCGATCCTCACTGCCCTCGTCCTCGCCGCCGCCGCCGCTGTTCCCGCGCTCGCCGACAGCGGCCCGCGCGTGAGCGCCGCCGCCGGCTTCCCGATCACGCCGACGGCCAACACCGTCGGTGCGATCAAGGCCGCCGTGCAGACCGCCGTCCGGCGGTACAGCAGCGCACCGCGCGCCCGCGTCACCAGCGTCCGCCGCGCCGGCCGGTACTGGAACGTCACCACCACCGCGCCCGCCCCGTACCGCGTCCTGCTGTGCACCCGCACCTACTGCTCCGGCACCGCGCCCGCCCAGGCCCCGGAGATCCGCGTGGAGGTGACGCGGTGAGCTACGACCTGTTCCTGACCGCGGACGGCAGACCCGCCGAGCACCAAGACGACGAGCTGGCGTGGTTGAACATCACGTGGAACCTGCGTCCCATGTTTGTCCGCGCATGCAGTGAGGCGGGCGTCGCCGAGCCGGAGAACCGGGGCATCCGCACCATCTACGGGATGAGCGGAAGCGAGGCCGCGACTCTTGTCCGTCGGATGCTGCGCGCGATGCACGCTGATCCCGACGGGTACTCCAAGCTGGACGCACCTAACGGGTGGGGAACGCGCACCGATTGCGAGGCATTCCTGCAGCGCGTCATCGATGCGAGCGACCGGTACCCGGCTGCAATTTGGGGAGGCGACTGATGCTTCCTCACGTGACCGACGACCAGGTCCAGCAGGCGTTCGCCGTGTGGGGCGACGAGGTCGGCGCTGCCGACGCGCTGGCCGGCAACCCGGAGGACCCCGGCCGGCACTGCCCGAGCATCACGTTCGCGGACCACTACACCGTCGCCTACGCGGAGACCCTCCGCGCGATGGCGGAGCTGGCCCGCATGGAGTTCCCCCACGCCGGGGTGGGGGACGACGCCGGTGGGGCGCAGGGCACTCGCCCCACCGGCAACACCCTCCGCTGGCGCGACCGGATCCTGTACCTCAGCGTCGGCCTCGCGATCGGCAGCTGGTGCACCGGCATCGCCGTCTACGTCAGCACGGTCCTGCCATGAGCGCCACGGTTCCCGCCGTCGAGCTGTGGGCCCTCGTCGACCGCGAGCTCGCCGCCCGCGACATGGCGCGCAACGACCTGTGGCAGCTGTGCAGTGACCGCCACGGCGACCTGCCCGCGAGCTGGGCGCGCCGCGCGCACCGCTGGCAGCACACCGACGGCGGCCGCGTGCCGCTCGAGCGCGCCGACCAGGTGCTCGTCGTCCTCGGCCTGCACCTCAACGACCTTGGCATCGACACCGACGCGCCCGCCGAGCCGCGGCGCCGCGGCGGCGGCCACCCCGCCGGCGTCTACGGGTACCTCACCGACACGCAGCTGCGGGCCCTGCACGTCGCCTACCAGCAGGGCATGAGCCTCCGGCAGCTCGCCGCGCAGATCCTGCCGCGGACTCGGTACGCCAGCGCCAAGAGCTGCGCGGCCGGCATCCACCAGGGATTCGTCAGGCTCGGCCTGGAACGCCGCGACCGCATCGAAGCGACCCGCCGCGCCAGCACCACGCACGGGCTCGCGCCGCGCGGCGCCATGGACCCGGCGCACCGCCGGGCCCTGGCGGTCGCCCGCGGCGAGATCATGGACCGCCCGCCGTGCGCCGCCAGCAAGACCAGCTACCCGGGCCGCGGACGACCGTGCCGCGCCCGCGCGATGGCCGGCAGCCCGTTCTGCGCACAGCACGCCCCCGAGCGCCAGCAGGAGATCCGCGAGCACCTCGCCCGCGCCCGTGAGCGCGCCCGTCAGGCGGTGACCGCATGACCACCACCGGACTCGACCCCAGGGTGGAGGCGCTGCGCGCCCAGCTGGAGGCCGAGGTCCGGCGCCGCGTCCTGGCCGAGCAGCGGGCCGAACGCGCCGAGGCGCGCGCCCGCGACCTCGAGCTGTGGGTCGTCGCGCTGCGCGGGCTCGCTCAGCGCCTCATCGACCGCCTCGGCGGCGGCCGCCCGAACGCCGTGAACGGACCGGAGGACGTCTGGTGACCGCGCACCGCTACCTCACCGCCGCCGAGGCCGCCGAAATCCTCCGCGTCTCCGTCAAGACCATCTACCGCCGCGCCCAGGCCGGCGAGCTCGTCGCCGTGAAGGACGCGAAGCTGTGGCTCATCGACGCTAACAGCCTGCCGTCCCCCGACGGGCCGCGGCGCCTCCCGCCACCGCGCCCCCGCAAGTACGGGGCACCCGGGACGATCAGCTCGATCGCCGCCGAGGTGAAGGCCAGCAGGGCGGTCGCGTGATGGCCGCGTTCATCGGACGCGCCGAGGCCGCCAAGCTGCTCGGCGTCACCGAGCACCAGGTCGTCGAGCTGTCCCGACGCGGCCTGCTCGGCCAGGCGCACCGCGGGCCCGCCGGCGGGTTCGTGTGGGACCGCGTCGCCGTCCTCGCCTACCTGCAGGACCGCGACCTCGCCCGCGAGGACGTCGCCCGGTGAGCATCCCCCCGCACACCTACCGCGCCGAGTGCGGCGCGTGCGGCCACCGCCGCGCGTGGCTCACCGGCACCAGCTACCAGCCCGACGGCCGGATCATGGGCGCCGTCCTGCCGAACAGACCCGGCGGGCCGCTCCTGGACCCGTGCCCCTCGTGCGGCACCACCGACCCCGTCCACGTCAGGCGCTGCTGGAACCACGGGCCGTTCACCGACGGCCGGTGGCGGTACGTCGGCGTCGCCCAGCCCGGCCACGAGCACCGCATCCCCCTCCCCGCCGGCGAGTGGCCCACCCCCGTGCAGCTCCCCGACCGGCTGTGGCCCGGCGTCGACCGACAGGCCGACCAGCACGACGGGGCCCTGCCGCCCGTCGGCGCTCAGCTCACCATCGGAGTCGCCGCATGAACCGGCCATGGCAGGACCGAGAGGCCATCCATCACGACGATGGCTCGACCTCGTACTACATGCGGCGTTCCACATGGCCGACCCGCGCCAAGGCGTCGTACGAGAGCTTCATCACATGCCGCGAACTCGGATACGAGCAGCCGATGCCCGTCATCCGGTCCTGGTCCAGGTACCTAGCGGTGGCGCTGGTCCGGGTGGTGGTCCGCTGCGCGGATGACCCGGCTTGGCCGCTGATCTACACCGTGGAGGTGCCGCGCGGTTTCCCGGGCGCAGAGCCGTACTGGCGGCATGAGGTGAAGTGGTGACCCGGTCAGCCGCTGGCGGCCGGGTGCGCCCGGAGGATCCGCAGCTGCGCCTTCGCGCTGCGACGTTCCTTCCGTGCCGCGGCACGCTGGACCTCCGTCCGGGCGCCGGCCACGGCAGCCTCGGCAGCAGCGACGCGCTCCTGCGCCGCGAGGATGTTCCGGGCGATGATCGCCGGGAGCTCCGCGACGGCCGTCGCGCGCGCCTTCGCCGCAGCGTCCTCGATGCTCTCGCCGTGGACGAGCTGGGCCTCCGGGAACAGGTGCCCGTAGGTGCTCATCGTCAGTGCCGGGGTGCTGTGGCCCAGCCGGTCGGCGACCTCCAGGACGGTGAGGCCGGACGCGATCCACAGGGACGCCGCGGTGTGCCGCAGGTTGTAGGGCGTCGCCGTCGACCCCACGAGGGTCCGGGCGTCGCCCCAGTTCCGCATCCGCCAGTTGTCCGCATCGATGGGGCCGCACACCAGGCCGGTGCGCTTGCGACCGAGGGCCTCCAGGTCCTCGCGGATCACGTTGATGATCGGGATGCTGCGCGCGCCCTTGCGGCCGGTCTTGGTGGAGCCGCTGCGGCGCTCGCCGCGGCGCACGACGATCGTCGCTTCCATGACGTCCTCCCACCGCAGCGACCGCATCTCACCGGGACGCATGCCGCCGTAGGCCATGAGGGTGACGGCCAGGCGGTCGCGGGGGGTGCGCATCGCGGCGCGGATGCCCTCCACCTCCCACAGCTCCGCCGGTCGGTGCTCCGGGTCCTCCACCGCGAGGGGCTTCAGCCCGTGGCAGACGTTCACCGCGACCATCTCATCGTCCATCGCGGCGGTCAGGGCTGCGGACAGGTCACCGACGGCGCGGTTCGCCTGCTTGGCCGTCGTCACCCGCAGCAGGTCGTTCCGCCAGTCGCGGACATCACGGCGCGTCAGGTCCCTGAGGCGGACGCCTCCGAGCGCCGGGATGATGAAGCGGTCCGCCCGGGCGCTGCGATCGTCGAGGGTCTTGTCCTCCCACGTCGGCCCGTGAGTGCGGATCCACGTCGCCAACCACGCCGCCACCGTGACGGAAGCACCGACGGGTGCGTGGCCGCGGGACAGCTCCCCCACGAACTTCTCAGCCTCACGCCTCGACGCGAACCGGCGGGTCCTGCGGTGGCCGCGCTCACGCCACTGCACGCGCCACGGCTTACGTGGCCGGTCCTCCCTGGTGATCGAGGCCACCTACCGGCCGCCCATGCGTTGAGTGGCGTTCACGCCGCGCAGCGTAGCGCGACTGCCCAAAACGCGACGTCACTTCTGGAGTCACTTACCCACATTGGAGGGGTCGTGCCCGACTCAGAACACGCTATTCCATCGGATGGAGGATACCGGGATCGAACCGGTGACCTCCTGCTTGCAAAGGCGCGTACCCCTGTCCACCAAGGGGCACCAAACGGCACTCCCACCTGCTCGCACGCTGAATCCGCCGCCGCCGCCGCAACCCGCAACCGGACAACGCCGGAGTCACTTTCGGAGTCACTTCCCGCCCTGGACCAGGACGGCGACGACTACGAGGTGGCCTGCCCGGAGTGCCGCGGCGACGGGTGCGAGGACTGCGAGTACACCGGGACCGTCGTCGTCGGCGGTGAGAACGTCTACGAGGCGTACGGCACCAGCTGCCAGGCGTGGCACGAGAAGCACTGGGCCGCGCTCATGCACCACGCCCGCGCCCTCGACCGGTCCGAGGCCTGCCACACCCTCCGCGTCCGCCACCACCAGGCCGCCACCGCGCAGCGCCACGTCCGCGCCTCGGTCAGCCACGTCCGCCAGGCGGTGGGCGCGTGAGCACCGAGACCGGCATCGCGTCCATCAAGCTCCCCAACGACACCGCACGGCGCGCCGGTCAGCCGCGGCCCATCAGCGCGGCCGGCAGGGTCAGCCAGCAGGTGCTCGACGCCGTCGCCGCAGGCGCCACCACGCCTGCCGAGGTCGCCGATCGCATCGGCGGCACCAGCACGCGCGCTGCCGGCACGCTGCTCAACCTCGCGACCGCCGGACAGGTGCACCGCGAGAAGGACGAGAACGGCCGTTGGCGTTACAGCCCGATCGGCGGTGAGCAGTGAGCCGCCCGTCCGGCGCCGTCCTGTTCTTCGTGGCCATGGTCGCCGCGGCACCCGCCGTCGCACGAGCCGACAACCCGCCGCCGCCGCCGGAGCTCACCGGACAGCTCGCCCGCGACATCACCGGCATCAGCGCCCGCCCCAACCGCATCTGGCGCGCCACGCTGGCCGTCCTCCGTGAGAACGGCGTGCCCGTGCCCGCCGGGGCGACCTGGGGATGGCTCCCGTACGACACCAAGATCGGCGGCGTCGCGCTCGTCAACGAGAACCGCGTCCTCCTCGACCCGTTCACCGCCGTCGGGGACGGCCGGTACCTGCCCGCCGCGATGGCGCACGAGGCCGCACACCTTGCCAGCCACGCATCGAGCCCGCGCACGATCCCCATCGGAGACCCGCTCGAGGAGGCCGCGGCGGAGGCCGTCGCCCGCGACCTGGTCCCCGTCATCTGGCGGCGCCTGCGCGTCGACGCGGTCCGCAGCTCGTGGGCGTACCAGCAGCAGGTCAGCTGGATCCGTCGCGCCACAACGCGCGGCTGCCGCACCACCGTGGGCGGCACACGGCACCAGGTGGAGCGCTGCGCCCGCCACACCCGCCGGTGGTTCCTCACCGCCAGCGACACCGAGCGCCAGGCGTTCGCCGCCCGGTGGTCGACGACCCGCGTCCCCGGCGTCACGACCCCGACCGCGGCCGGGCCCGCCCGCACCATCGCGCAGCAGCTCATCGTGGAGCGCCGCCGGTGGGCCGCCGAGCGCCGCGCCTACCGCCTGCGCATCCGCACGCTGGCGTACCGGCCAGACGCGCACGTCGCGTTCAAACTCGCCGCCCTCGCCTACGGCCAGGACTGGCGTCACCTCCGCGCCTGCGCGCTCGACGAAGGCTACCGCGACGAGGAGCGCTACCAGGAGCTCAACGCCCGCCCCAACAAGACCGGCAGCGGCGCCACCGGCGCGTTCCAGTTCATGGCCGGCACGTACGCCGGCACGCCGCAGGGCCGCGCCGGGCTCGACTGGCACCGCGTCGACGTGCAGGCCCACGCCGCCGCCTGGATGTGGTCCGTCGGCCGCATCGGCGAGTGGACCGGAAAGGGCTGCTGATGGGCGGCCGCGAGATCCACCCGTGCCCCGGCTGCGGGACCGACATCCACGACGACATGGAGAGCTGCGGCCGGCGCCAGTGCGCGCCTGCTGCCGTCCGTGGCGCCCGTGACGCACAGATCACGGCGCTGTGGGAGCTGGTGCGCGAGCACCTGGCCGAGCGCTCGTTCCTGCCCGGCGAGCTGGCACGCCTGGAGGCACGGTTCCGCGCTGGCGCCATCGAGCACGGCGACGACATCCTGGATCTCCTGCTCGAACCGTGCGTCGTCCCAGGTCGTCGCATCCACGTCCGCATCCGCCGGGCCGTCGTCGACGCCCTCCGCAACCGGCCGCCCGGTGCTGCCCCCACGTGCACCACGTGCCGCGGCGTGCGACTCGTCATCCAGATCACCCCGGACCTGCACGACCGGTGGGCGATCGAGGCGCGCGCCATCACCCGCCGCCACGTCCACACCATCACCCACTACGAGGGGATCCCCGTGCACCAGCTCCCGAACCTCGCGCCCGGGACGGCGCAGGTCGTGCCGTGCTGGGAGTGCCTGGAGATCCCCCCTGTCCCCGATGACCCCGACGCCCTCGCGAGGTTCCTGTCATGAGCCGCACCACACCACGCCACGGAGTCGGCGGCATCTTCATCGACGGCGACGTCCTGATGCGCGACGACATCACCACCACCGCGAAGCTGGTCTACGGGTACGCCTGCAAGTACGTCGTGACCGACGACCGGCAGCGCGACGGCGGCCTGCAGGTTGGCCAGGTGTGGCTCCGCACTCGCCAGCGTCACGGCGACCGGCCCGGAGTGGACGAGGCCCTCGGCATCAGCCACGGCGCCGCACAGCGCGCCATCGAGTCGCTGATCGAGCACGGCCTGCTGCGGTTCGCTCACCAGCCGACGATGGCCGAGCGGCGCGCCGGCAAGGTCACGGTCTACTGGGTCGCCGCCCTGGCTCCCGACCACGTCCGCCAGATCGACAGTCCCCGAAACGTGGACAGTGACGGTCCCCAGAACGTGGACTGTGACAGTCCCCGAAACGAGGGCTGTGACAGTCCCCAGAATGGGGGCTGTGACAGTCCCCGAAATGGGGGCTGCTTGTATGAAGGGAGTTCTGTACGAAGTGATGATGTAGCTGCTGCAGCCGCGGCCGCGACCGTCGAATCGGTGATCCAGGTCTTCAACGACCTCACCGGGGCAGCGTGGACAGCCTCATCCTTCCGGACACGCATCCAGGCGACGATCGACGCTCACCCCGAGCTCACCCTCGCCGACCACCGCCGGATCATCACCGTGCAGCGCGACGCCACCTGGCGCAAGGCGCCGTTCCAGCCGAACCACGTCTACGCGAACCTCGAGCAGTTCGAGCGCTGCATGGTCGACGCCGCACAGCCGGCCGCGTCCGGTGCCGCGGCCACCAGCGAGCCGGCGGATGGTCTGAGCGCGGAGGAGCGCGACGCGATCAAGGCCTACCGCAACACGGGCGAGACCGGGTTCCTGCGCGAGATCGACGTGTGGGGCAGCGCCGCGGCGCGTTGGCTCGCGAGCGCAGCCCGGAGCGAGCAGGAAGGTGACGCCGAGGCCGCCGAGCACGCCCAGCGGATGTACCGCCAGGCCCTGGAGGAGGCGGCAGCATGAGCAAGCCGTACTGCGCGAACTGCGCAAGCCCCGTCGGCACCACCCACGCGCTGACCTGTCCCGAGAACACCCCGATGCGCTGGGACGGGATCGACCCTCGCACGCTTGAGCGCGTCATGGACCGGCCCGGAATCGTCCGGCCTTCCCAGTGCGGGCTCATTCGACGGGCAGTAGTGATCACAGACGCGGCGGAGCTAGAGGACTGGCCGGAGCTAGAGCGCGCCCGTCGTCGCGACCGGCCAACGCAGTCATGAATCAGCTGCAGCTCGTCCGCATCTACCAGCCGAGGAGGACCACCAGCGTGCCCACGCCATGCCCCTTCACCGTCGGCAAGACGGTCCGCAACACACGACGCGACGAGACCGGCCAGGTGCTTGAGCAGCTGCACCACACCCACGAGGGCCTGTCGTGGTGGTCTGTCCGCGTCCGCACCGCTGACCGGCAGACCAGCTGGCTCGCGAGCCTCTGCGAGGTGGCCTGAATGCCGATCCGCAACATCGACCGCATCCAGGATGACTGGGCCTCCCGCGGCCGGTACAGCCGCACCCCGTCTCCGCAGGCCCAGGCCCTCATCGATGAGATGTTCCCGCCCCCGCCGCCGCGCCGCACCCCGGGCGGCTACGCCAGCGGCTACCTCGACGACATCGGTGAGCGCATCCTCAACGCTGTCGGCGACCAGGCGCTCACCCGCCCGGAGATCGCCGAGCGCCTCGGCCTGTCCCCGAAGTACATCGCCAAGGCGCTCGGCGCCCTGGTCGACAACGAGGCGCTGACCCGGAACGCCGCCGGCCCGGGCCGCGTGTGCCGCTACTGGCGGCCGGCTGCCGCGGAGTCGGAGTGAAGGGTGAGCTGGTCAAGGCCGACCACCACCTCACCAGCGAGCAGTGCGCCACCATCACCATCCTGCAGGTCCGGCAGCTGCTCGCACAGCTCCACACCGACGGGAAGGTCACGCGCCACCAGCTCGACGCCTGGCGCCTGCGCGCCGGCGGGGAGACGTGGGACGTGATCGCCCGCGTGCTCAGGTGCAGCGTGCGTAGCGCCCGCACCCATGTCGACCGCGCGAACCAAGCCCTGCTCGACCACATGGGCCAGCATGGGTAAGCGCATCCGCACCAACGCCGAGCGTGAGGAGCTGGAGCGCCAGCGCGCCGACGCCATCCGCCTGGCGCTCGCTGAGTCCGACCCGGCCGTGCAGCTGCGCGACGGGCCGGCGACGGCCGGCGGCGACCCAGTGCGGCTGCGCGGCATCCCAGCCATCGGCAAGGGCGTCAGCGGGTGCGTGCGCGGCACCGACCCAGAGCGCGAGGCCACGCGGTGAGCACGCCCAAGGCGAACCCTCAACGGTAGGTGGACGCCGTCCGATAGGCGTGCAACCATCCGCCGTGCCGCGACGAACCAAGCACGACTCGTCGCAGGTCCTGACGCCCGAAGTGTCTCTCGGGCCGCATCGCTTCTCTGAAGGGCTCGGGCCATCGCCCGGGCCCTTCGTCGTTAATGCCCAAGAACCCCTTGAACAAGCCGATCCGGTGGAGCGACCGGGGGGCGGTCCTTTCAGGATTCCGCAATCTCGTTTCCCTCCCCGAAGTCCGGAGGGCTTCATGAGCGTGTTCTGGGCCCGTGATCTGGACCGTCAAGGAGGCAGGTGATGAGCATCGCCGTCCAGGCAGCGCCGACCAGCGCCGTCGTGGTCGAGGCCGCGCCGCAGAACCGGCAGTGCGAGATCCAGAACCTGGGCCCTGAGGCGATCTGGGTTCAGACCGATGGGACGGCCGCATCGAGCACTACGGGGATGCGTCTCCTGCCCGGCCAGTACCGGGGGTTCACCCTGCAAGCTGGCGATGAGGTTGCCATCAAGGCGGACACCACGCTGCAGGTGAGCCCCGCCGACACACGCATCGAGGTGACGGTGTGACCGGGCCCGTGCTCCTGGGGCCGCCCAGGCAGCGCGACGTCCAGGTCTTCACCAGCAGCGGGATGTGGACGAAGCCGCCCGGAGCGAGCGCCTACCCCAACGCAACAGTCAGAGTCGTGCTCGTCGGTGGTGGCGGTGGCGGTGGCGCTGGCCGCCGTGGCGCAAGCGGAACAGCTTGCAGCGGTGGAGCCGGTGGCTCAGGGGCACCGTATGTCGACTGGACCTTTAACGCTGCGCTGACGCAGTCCGGGGCAATCACCGTGGGGGCCGGTGGAGCCGGGGCAGCTGCCGTGACCGTGAACGACAACAACGGGGCGAACGGTTCCCCCGGCGGGCTGACGAGCGCGGACATCATGGTCAACCCCGCTGGAAAAACGATCAAGACGGCATTCGGGTCGAACGGCGGAGGTGGGGGGACGACGTCCACCGCCACGGGCGGGGCAAGCACGGCAAGCTACCCGAGCAACTCTCCCGGTGGTGGCAGTTGCTCAGTAGGTGCCGCTGGCAACCAAGGAGGCGGCGCATTCGGCCCAGGCGGTGGCGGTGCGGGCGGTGGCATCAATGCCACGCCGACCGCTTTCGCTGGCGGTGCCGGTGGCTACCACATGCTTCTGCAGACCGCATCCGGTGGCGGTGCGGTCCCCGGCGGGTCGCCCACTGCCCCGGCTTGGCCGACGTTCGGAGTGCCGATCGACGTAGGGACGATCGCTGGCGTCATGGGATACGGCGGCGGTGGTGGCGCATCTTCGATCACCGGCGCTGGTGGTGCCGGTGCGGCCGGGCAGTCCTACGGCGGTGGTGGTGGCGGCGGCGGGTCCAGCCTCAACGGCTTCAACTCGGGTGCGGGCGGGGCCGGTGGCCCCGGCATCGCGATCATCATCACCGAGTGGGGAGGTTGACCCGGTGAGCGTAAGCATTGCCATCAACGGCCAGGTCGTCGGAGACGGCCAGAACTTCGATGACGCCGTGTCTGCGGTCCACACCGAAAGGTACCTCGCAGTCGTTGATGGCACGCCCATTGACGTCGTCATGTACGACGGGAGTAGCGCGTTCGAGCACCCCGCCGGCGCGGAGCTTGTCCGTGAGGCGGACTGGAAGGGTGAGCGGTGGGCGGGCCCCCCGGAGCCCGACGACGTGCGCGTGAAGCGAACCACCGTGGAGCGCCTCGACAACCTGGTCGGAGCGTTGAGGGATGACCTTGCCGGGTTCGACGCGCTCACGGCCGCGCAGCGGCAGGCATCGCAGCGCCGGGCCTTGCGCGCCGTGCTCCTCATCGCTCGCATCGTCCGGGACGACCACACCGGGACGGTCGAGTAGCAGGCGTGAACGCTCCGGCGACAACCGCCTGCCGGCTGTGCGATCAGCCGGCGCTGCCTGGCCGCCACTGGTACTGCAGGCTGCACACCATGCTGGCGCGTCGTCGCCGCGGGAACCGGCCCGGGCGCGTGACGGTGAGCACCGCGGCGGCCGGCTATGGGGCTGAGCATCGTCGCGCCCGGGCGCAGTGGGCGCCGCGCGTCGCCGCCGGCCACGTCGTGTGCGCCCGGTGCGGCCTCGTCATTGCCGTCGGTGAGCCGTGGGACCTAGGCCACGATGACGCGGACCGCTCCAGGTACTCGGGTCCGGAGCACCGCCGGTGCAACCGGGCGACCGCTGGCCGCCGGCAGCGTGTCGCCGCCGCGTCGAGGGTGTGGTGATGGCAGCCCGCCGCCGGCCATTGGTACGCAGGACGGTGGTGGCCGCCGTGCAGGATGAGCTGAAGCTCATGGCGGAACGGTCCCCCGCGATCCGCGGGTCGGCGCTCGCCGCCCTGGCCGTCGCGCTGGCCCGTGAGGTAGACGACCCCGGCAACAGCGCCACGTCGAAGAGCCTGTGCGCCGGCCGCCTGATCGACGCCGTCGACCGGCTGCGGGCCTCGGTCCCCGCCGAAGTCGAGGCGGACGGCCTGGATGACCTCGCGGCGCGCCGTGACCGGCGCCTGGCCGGGGTAAAGCCGTGAGCACGCTGGCGCCGTTCACCGCCCCGCTGGTCGCGTCGTACCCAGAAGGTGTGTCGTCGGCGGGCGCGGAGGCGATCGACCTGGCGCGGATGGCCGGCCTGGTGCTCGACCCGTGGCAGGAGCTCGTGCTCGACCGTTCCCTGGTGGAGCGCGAGGACGGCAAGTGGGCGGCGTTCGAGGTCGGCCTCGTGGTCCCACGGCAGAACGGCAAGGGCGGAATCCTGGAGGCCCGGCAGCTCACCGAGCTGTTCCTGCTCACCAAGGGCCGGACGGTCATCCACTCCGCGCACGAGTTCGCCACCAGCCTGGAGGCGTTCCGCCGGCTGCTGTGGCTCATCGAGGGCACGCCCGAGCTCGCCCGCCGCATCAAGCGGGTCTCGAAGTCACACGGTGATGAGGGCATCGAGTTCCTCGGCGGGAGCCGCATCCGGTTCCGGACCCGCACCAAGGGCGGCGGCCGCGGGTTCTCCTGCGACCTGCTGATGCTCGACGAGGCGATGTTCCTTCCTGAGCCGATGGTCGGGGCCCTCATGCCGACCCTGTCGGCCCGCCCAAACCCGCAGACCTGGTACGTCGGGTCCGCCGTCGACAAGGTCATCCACACCGACGGGATGGTCCTCGCACGCGTCCGGGAGCGCGGCATCCGCGGCGACGACCCCCGCCTGGCGTTCTTCGAGTGGTCGGTGGACCGACGCGACCCGGACGACGACGAGCCATACACCCCGGATCGCGTCACCCACGATGTCGCCCGTGACCCGGATGCATGGGCGGAGGCCAACCCAGCCCTGGGGATCAGGATCACCGAGGAGCACGTCGCCTCCGAGCAGCGGGCAATGGACCACCGGACGTTCTGCGTGGAGCGCCTCGGCGTCGGTGACTGGCCCGACACCACCGGTGACGGCGCGTCCGTCATCGACCCAGAGGCCTGGCTGGCGCTGACGGACCGCTCGTCGGTGGTGCTGGACCCGGTGACCCTCGCATTCGATGTGACCCCTGACCGTGCGTGGGCGTCGATCGCCGCCGCAGGCGTCCGTGAGGACGG